TCTGGGAATCCACCTTGGTTCCGTAGCTCAGCTGGATAGAGCAACAGACTTCTAATCTGTGGGTCGAGGGTTCGAATCCTTCCGGAATCACCAATATAAATAGAATAGGTTGGTCGCTCAATAGACCCGATAATCCCTACTGTCAGGGATAACAACAAAGGAGAATGCATCCTAGATCTATAACTAGGCTCTGCTACATTTACGGAGATCCAATGCTAAGATGGTATGATTATTTGATTGTATGTTTTTTTGCATACACCATAAGCCAGGGATTATTATATAGTTTTTTCTGGGCCTTCATAGGTTGGATCTCCTTCATTCAATACATGTATCAGAGGAGAGATGGCCGTGTCTGACGATATGTTTGATTTTGGTTTTACTGCAGTTGATGAATCTGAACTCAAGGCAGTGCAAGAAGTTGCCGCAAAGGCTGAGTCACTTGGTGCAAATGCGTTAAATACCCAAGATAAATTGGATAGACTCTATAACGCCATCACCCCACTTCTCAATAATCTCAAAAAGAACCCGGAAAAAGAGTATATTCTCTGGCCAAATCGTATTGATAAGGTCGAACAGTTCGAAGAACACCTATTAAAAATTTATCGTTCTTAAAACTATTTTACTACTGGTTGTTTTTATTACATATTTTAATGCGTTTTTTTGTTTACAAGCGCAGAAAAGTATAGTATAATAGTATCATAATCAAAAAGAGGAGTGACTGATTATGACAAATCTTGGAATTAATTTTGTAAATGCCGACGAAGGTGGTCTCCGGTTCCGTATCGAAACAACTGAGGGTGAAATCCGCCGCCGTGCAGACACCATCGAAGATGTTGCATATTGGGTGGAAACATATGGTATTGCAAGGAATTGTTATTTTTCATCAAGCATGGATTTTGCATCTGAGGAAGGTTTCTATAACGATGACGATGCCGTTAAAATGTTTGATGCTGGTGTAGCTCTAGCTCGTGAGGCCGTATAATGGGTATGTCAAGTTATATTATGGATCTAGAGGATCAGTTCATTGACGAGGCTAGCAAACGGATCGGTAGTTGTGAGAATATAGGTGAACTACTGGAAAGCCTAGAACGTGATGGATGTATGAGACTGTGTATACACATGACCGACACAGAAAAATTAGAATTTGTTGATGAAATTTGGAACGAGTATTGGAGCGAATATGTCTAAGTTGATTATTAAAAAAGGTATGACTACCGAACAGCGTATTGCTGCAATTAAAAAAGCGGCTGATAAATTCAATAAGAAAATTGGTAAATCAGCCAAGGTCCGTCGTACCGAAACATCCTTTATGGATAAATTTAATGATGGTGATAACATTAATGCGTGGACAGATGCGCCACAATATGCGGAGAAATATTATGGTGAAAGGATGCGCGATACTGTTGCTATGGATAACGATTGGAACTAATTCATATGCGCAGGATTGTTTTTATCGTAAAGAAATTCTTTATAAGGATGGTTCGCGGATTGAAGCACTCGAAAGGTACGACTGTCGAAATTCGGCACCCCCTGAAATAATTATAAAGGAAGTACCAGCCAAAAATAGGTCATTTGGTGAGTTCCTATTTGGTGTGGAAGAAGAAGGAAATGGTATAACTCACCTATTTAGCTCACTGGTCAGTATGGGAGTTTTATAATGATTAGTTATATATTGGGCGTAATATCTGGTATCGCCCTAGTTATTTTTCAACCAGATATTCTAAATTGGTTTGTAACCTCAGGTTTACGCGATAATATTGTCGCAGCATTGAATGGAGTATAAAATGAAAAGGTTAGCACTTATCCCTCTTATCGTAACAGTTGCCGCTTGTGATAAAACACCACCAGAAGTGGTAATGCAAAAAGAAATGTTTGAATATCAATCACAACAGGTTGAAAAACAAATTGATGAAATGCCTGGATGGTATACTAATATTCCAACAGAGGAAGATGCCGTGTACGCTGTTGGTACAGCTGTAACACCTGATCTACAATTGGCCGTTGACATTGCAGTCTTATCAGCAAAAACAACATTGGCAGATCGTGTTGATAGTCGTATTCGTTCACAATTAAAATTGTTTAAGACTAAACTTGGATCAAATGATTTTGATGCCACAGTCCAAAATAATTTTGAACAAGTGACACGTAACCTTATTGCTGATGCCGATGTTGCCGGTTATACAATCAAGGAAAATAAGATTGTCCAAAATGGTACACAGTACCGAGCCTATGTTCTTTTAGAATACAGAAACGCTGTAGCAAATTCTGTGATTAAAACACGTATTCAACAAAATGAATTCCTATTGGAAAAACTGCGTGAAACTCGTGCCTTTAAAGAACTTGATGAAAACGTCACAGCACAAAAACAAAAGGAACTTGAAGAAGCAAAAGTTGTTGTTGATGCAATTAGTGGTTTACAAAACGATTAAAGTGTGATAGAATAGGATAATGGAAAATTTATCAAGTGATCGTATGATGGCAGTTCGTGTGTTCGAGGGTGAACTCGAGCGTATGAAATCGATTACTGATGGACAATATGATGCAATACAAAAAATTGTCCGTCAGTATTTGCAAGAGCGTATCAACGAAATGACAAGGAAGGGATACGGTAGATGACTATGCACCTCGTCCGTGGTATGACCACCATTTCAACTCGTAAGAGAAAAGCCCGTAAAAAGACTCAGGCTGTACTACGCGCCGAAGCGGAAACAGCGAAACTCCTCAAGTCTTTGGGCTATCAGAAAGGTGGTCCGGTTTGGAAAGCTGACCTTCCAGATTATACTGTGGCCGAGACTGTGCCCACCAGCGACTTCATTACTAAGGTAGAAGGTAAGCGTAAAGCGAATCAATATACCGGTGATGAGCTCGCTGGGATAGGCACTCTTCATAAATCAAATATGGTTCCCATTCGTAAGGATAGTAATGATGCACACGAAATTGCTCGTATGCGTAGAGGTTAGTATATGGAAATTATTTGGCATATACTGTTAACTGTTTGTTTAGGTTCTACCTGTATTGAACAAGATGTACAACAGTTTGATACTAGAAAAGAATGTGATCAAATGTTAAAAGTATATACTGATATACCACCAGATGGTGATTGGGATATTATCCAGTATGAATGCAAACCAGTTGGTTCAACTTCTACATAGCCCGCGGATCCGGCCGTGGGTACCAAAAAAAATGAAATAAAATGCATTTTAGGGGTTTACATTTGCCTAAAAGTGTGTTAGAATATATACACAATCAAAAAAGAGGAGCGATTGTTATGTTGAAATCACCTAAATCACCTGTTAAATTTGTTATTACCGTTACTATGGAATGTGGTGAGATTTGGGAAACCATCCGTCACACCAAAGCTGGTATGCAGGCCGTAATTGAAGATGTTCTGGCCGACGCAGCTGTAATTTCATTCACTGTTGAGGAGCGTGTATAATGATCCGTGTATATCAAATGCCTTCTAAATCAATGGAAGCTACTAATTCTTACTCTTTTATGTATGATAAAGATGGCTTGTTTGATTTGGATACCAATATCCAATACTATGAACATGTTGCCAATCTAGATACCAATGATCTAAACGAAGCATTCGAAATTGGTAATATTGGTCCGGAGGACAAATATACTCGGTTTAAGAAAATGCGGTCGGTATCAGTTGGCGATATTCTAGTGAATGATAATAATGATACATTTGTTGTTGCGTCATTTGGTTTTGACCAAATTCAGCCGCAGTGGATGTTAAAAGTTTCGGAGGTTGCTTAATGGCTCTTACAGCTCTTAAAGGTAAAAAGATTAAAAAACGTGCACCACGAGCTCGTGCACGTACCGGTATTGCTGCGGCACCAATTGACAAAGGTTACGAGGCAGTCAAATATTATTTCCATATGGAACTCGAGCGTAAGGAACTTGCAAATAGTCTCAAGTCTTATATAAAACGTACGTTTAAAAAATCTGATGCGTCTGCCATTTTGGCAAACCCAGAATATAAATTTACATCATATAGTCATTACTCTTGTATTGCCTTTTGGTTAAATGCAGATTTACCACAAGATGAAAAAACAGAGTATTGGGCCAATAGTCTTTCCAATTATCTACAGGAATTATTGGAAACCGGTCGTGTGATCCAAAAAGAGAAAAAGCAAGAGAAAAAAGTAGATAATGTGGTAACACTTTCACCTGCTCAAAGACTTGCAAATAAAATATCCAACACTATTATGCAAGATTTGTTGGATCTAGAAGATGCATGGATTAATGATGAAAAAGCATCTATTGATGTCTATTCACTCTTTAAGAAACACGGGCTGAGTGGTTCTGCTACCATACCAGTTCGTCAAATGGTTGAGGGATGGTTATTAGACTATGAAGACGCTTACCACAAGCGTTGTGAACAGGCTGTTGAAGGATATTCACACCTGAAAAGACCTGAACTCAAGCGTCGTCTAGAGCAGTGTCAGAATATTCTGGCCGATCTGGACCGCATAAAATCTGCCGCACGAGCTACAAGAGCCACTAAGGTGAAACAACCTCGTGCGGCAGACAAACAAATTGCAAAGGTACAATACAAAAAAGAGGATACAGAATTTAAATTGGTATCAATACCACCAATTAAGATTGTTGGTTCTCTTCGCCTATATACCTTTAATACAAAGACTCGAACTGTGACTGAATATGTTACAGAGAGTCCTGGTGGTTTTGAAATTTCTGGTACCTCAATTAAAAACTTTGGTCCACAGAGCCGTGCAGTCAAACTTAGAAAACCAAATGATTTTCTACCATTTGCACTTAGTAAAACTCCAAATCAAATTGATAAGGAGTGGAAAACACTTACAACCAAAACTACCAAACCAAATGGTAGACTTAATAATGATACAATATTGTTGAGGGTATTAGATAAATGACCATTGAGGCACAATTCTTAAATAAAAGTAGATTTACTAAATTGATAGAGAAGACGGTATCCGATCTTAAGATCACATATATGGATGCCATTCTTCACCTTTGTGATGAAAACGATATTGATCCGGAAGATGTAAGTAAATTTATCTCTCCGATCATTAAAGGCAAACTTGAGGCTGAGGCAATGGGATTAAATTTCTTACCGAAAACTAATTCAATTGATTCTGCCTTTTTTGAGTAAAACTAGTATATATAGTTTTACATTACAGCGATACTGTGATATAATACAAACATACAAAACATACATTGCAATATAAGGAAAATACAATGTCATTCGAAACACTAAAACGTAATCGTACCGATATCTCTAAACTCGTTCAAGCCGCAGAAGCCGTAGGTGGTGCCGGTGGTGAAAAGAAAAATTATGATGATGAACGAATTTGGAAACCAACCGTAGATAAAGCAGGAAATGGATATGCCGTCCTCAGATTCCTACCAGCTGGTGAAGGATCAGAACTACCTTGGGTCAGATATTGGGACCACGGATTCAAAGGACCAACCGGTCTTTGGTATATCGAGAACAGCCTTACATCTATTGGTCAGCCTGATCCTGTCGGGGAACTCAATTCCCGTTTGTGGAACTCTGGCCACGAAGAAGATAAGGAAACAGCCCGGAAACAAAAACGCAGACTACATTATGTAGTGAATGCTCTTGTTGTTGAGGATCCATCTGCACCTCACAATGAGGGACGTGTTGTTCTCTTTAAGTTCGGTAAAAAGATCTTTGATAAAATCATGGATGTGATGCAACCATCATTCCAGGATGAAAAGCCTGTCAATCCATTTGACTTTTGGGAAGGTGCAGACTTTAAATTAAAGATCCGCCAAGTTGAAGGTTATCGTAACTATGATAAATCCGAATTTGCCTCACCATCATCACTTTATGGTGGCGATGAATCAAAATTGGAAGGTATCTATAACCAACTTCATAGCTTGGATGAGTTTACGGATCCTAAAAACTATAAAACCTATGATGAATTGAAAGCCAAATTGGCTCGAGTCCTAGGCGAGGAAGCATCAATGGGTGCACCAACAATGCACCAGGAGATGCAAATGAATACTCCGGCACCTCAGCCAGAGTATAAGGTTGCAGAACCAGTCACGGCAGAACAAATGAATTTGTCTGACGATGATGACACTATGTCTTATTTTGCTAAATTAGCTCAGGAAGACTAAAAAACAATAGCTTCTTCCATCGCCCTTATTACATTAGGATTGTTGGTATCAAATGTACTGGTACCTGATCCTACAAGGGCGGTGGAAGACTGTCCAATAGATGTATTATTCGTAACAGGTGCCACTACTGTAGGACTGGATTGTTGACCAGTTGTATTTGCTACAGATTGTGCTACTGATGTTCCTGTTGTGGGTGCTGGTTTTGAAAAGGATGGAGGACTATCATCTGGTAATACCCCTGCGGCTTTTCGGCCGCGGCCTTGTCTACG